TGCCACAAGGCAACACTACCCGATGATTGCAAGGACGCAAACGATGTGCTTAGGAACTATGGTATTATGCCATTGGCTGAGTGTGTAGCCGAAGCTAAACCATATCCTATAGAAGGCACATACAATTCACATGACCTGTCTGAATCAATAGATAGGCTATATGATACGGGAGTAGACAGAGGAGTATCAACTGGGTGGAGTGCACTGGACAAATTCTACATGGTAAGGCCGGGGATTCTTAGTATTGTTACTGGCATACCGGGTTCTGGAAAATCCAACTGGATAGATGCAATGATGGTAAACATTGCACAAAAAGATGGTTGGAATTTTGCTATCTTCTCACCAGAGAATCAGCCATTGGAAGATCATATGGCTAGAGTCTTAGAGAAGTATGTGGGATCTCCGTTTATGGACGGACCTAAACTGCGTATGAGTAAGGAGGAGCTTAAAGATGGAAAGTCTTGGTTGGCTGATCATTTCACTTGGATACTACCTAATGACGATAAGCAATGGACACTTGATATTATTTTAGACGCAGCAAAACGTCTAGTCTTAACAAAGGGTATACGAGGGCTAGTTATAGACCCTTGGAATGAGATTGAGCATGATAGGGATGATAGACAAACAGAAACAGAATATATATCCCTGTCTCTTAAACGAATAAGGCAGTTTGCTAGGAGGTATGGAATACACATATGGGTAGTGGCTCACCCCGCTAAGATGTACAGGGACAAGCAAGGTAAGATTCCAGTGCCAACTCCGTATGATATATCTGGGTCTGCTAGATGGAGGGATAAGTCAGACAACTGCATAACAATATGGAGAGACCTATCGGATAATGATAACATAATAGTCCAAGTACATGTGCAAAAGGTAAGGTTCAGGCAGGATGGACAAATAGGAGTTGGAGAACTATCATACAACTGGTTGATAGGGACTTACCATGAACCTACAGATGCTGCTCGTGAGATACCAGCAGTAACAGGATACTAAACATGAAATATAATTTCTTAAAGGAAACAGAAGATGGAACTATACTATACAATAAAAATGATGAGTATGTAGGAAAGTCTATAGAAGTATATGGACGATATCAAATAGAAGAATTAAAGCTGTTTGATAAGTATGTACACGAAGGAGATTCAGTACTAGACATTGGCGCAAACATAGGAACACATACTCTATGGTTCTCTAATAAGGTAGGTAGCGAAGGATTTGTATTTGCTTTTGAACCACAGAGGCTCGTATTCCAAACACTTTGTGCAAATATGGCTCTCAATTCTGTGCAAAATGTAGATTGCAGACAGCTTGGTGTTGGATACTCTTCACGGATTGTAAAGATACCGCTGCTAGACCCAGAAAAAGAAAATAACTTTGGTGGATTACAAATAGATGGTCATTCAGAAGGAGAGAAGACAGCTATATGTAAGGTAGATGACATAGGATTATCCAGATGTGACTTCATTAAGATTGATGTTGAAGGTATGGAGTTAGAAGTATTACAAGGAGCCATGAATACTATTATTCTATGTAGCCCTATAATTTACATGGAAGTAGAGAGGGACAAGAATTTAGAATTCGTACAAGTTCTACTAGCAGAATTAAAGTACAAGACCGATATGCACATACCCCCACTATATTCACCTGATTACAAGGAAGAAAATATATTTGGTAGCACAGTATCAAAGAACGTTATTGCTGTGCCGGGAGAATCATAGATGGCTACATGGAAAAAGTTTGAGAGGGAGATAGCCGCAGCTCTTACTAAAATAGGAGACAGGGCACAGCGAATTCCTGTTACTGGTAGGATTAGGGGGAGCGCACCAGATGTATCAAGCGACATGTTCTCAATCGAATGTAAGTACAGGAAAGAGATACCTATGTGGATAAAGGACGCTATGGCTCAAGCGGTAGCTTCCTCGCTGATGGACAACAGTTCAAACAGACCTAAAGTTCCTGTAGTATTCTTGCGTGAGAAGAGAATGCCACTTAAGAATACATTGGTCATGATGAGGCTTGAAGATTTACTCAATTCAATATCACTCGATTCAATGGGGGTAGATAATGACTAACTATGTACATAAAATAGAGGAATGGGACATACCAAAAAGAGAAAGTATCCCATTTGAGGTTGCACCATGCGATGACTGTGATACTTATACTTATTGTGCGGATAATGAGACAGCCTGCTTAGATTATTCACGTTACGTTTACACTGGAAAGATTTTTTATTCAAAAAGAGACCCATCCAGGAAAATATATAAACGTATATTTAAAGGGGGGACATATGGCAGGACTTGAAGTACTGGCTGCGCTTGGCCCAAAGACATCATCAATTTTTAGGATGAGAGATAATGTTTCATGGCAAATTGTTTGTATGGCGATGGCTAGAATAAGCAAGGAAGCATCAATGTACGGAAGATTAAAGTATTCACTTGAGCACTCGTACAAAAGAAGGGTGAGAAACGTAATACTTAAACACGTCATATCAGTTAAATGGAATAGCACTTCAAGGTGGAACCCGGATAAAGAATTTTTTATCAACATTGCAGACCTAGCATTAAAGGAATCGTTAGACCCAATGTGTTGTCCTAAATGCAGCGGAAGGGGTAACGTTATAATAGATGAAACTTTGTATACCTGCACACTATGCTCAGGAATTGGTATAAAGTCTATGCATGATACAATCAGGGCTAATTATCTTGGAGTACACAGGAATACATTTAGAAAGAATATAAAGTATAATTACTTTAGAGATGTTATGTCACTCATACGAGAGTGGGAAGATGAACTATCTCGAACAATGAAGAGGATGTAACATATGAATATGACTTCTAAAAAATATTTGAAATGGATTGCGGGAAAGAGATGCATATACCACGGCACTACAGAGACAATAGTTCCACACCACATACGTAGCATAAGATTAGGGGCTGGTATGGGTATGAAGTCACCTGATATAAACACTATACCTGTTTGTTACGAGTGCCACACAAACTGCCACAATGGGACAATAGATATGGAGACACAACTTATGTGGTGTTTACAAACCGTAAACAGCGCTCTATCGGAGGGGGCAATACAATATGGATAAGGTAAGGTTTGTACTAAGAAGCCCAGAGATATTGGGTAGGTGCTTAGGCAAGATAGAAGCTATGTTCTTTTCTCCAAATGCGAAGACAGACTTAGAGGTTATTGTTCAGGAACATAAGACCCAAAGGTCTACGGATCAGAACAATAGATATTGGATGTTGTTAAGAAAGTTCTCAGAAGAAACTGGTCATTCAGTTGATGAGTTGCATGAAATATTCAAACATGATATACTAGGATCTGAGACCATGAAGAACCCAATCACTGGTGAAGAGCATGTAGCAACTAAAGGAACTTCTAACCTTAGTGTAGATGAATTCCTTCAGTACATGCAAAGAGTTGAACAAACAATGGCAGACTACGGCGTAGTCGTACCGGAGGTTAACTATGGGTGACGGAACTAAAGAAGAGATGGGGGCTTTTGACCCAACCGAAGAGCAAGACCAACAGCAGTTTGAAGCAGAGGTTCAACAGTGGAGGCGTGAGTACGATGAATGGTGGGAAGCTGTAGACAAGGACACTAACTACATAAAGGAGCACGACAATGCCAGTAATGGACATATTTGAAAGGCAGATGAAGAGACCATTCCCAGTTAGTAAGCTGAAATGGAGGAAGGGTCATGGTGGTAGTGGTGATCTGGTGTATATAGATGCACGAGATGTAATGACTAGATTAGATGAAGTTTGTGGGCCACACTTGTGGCAAAATAAGTATGACTTTATAGGTGGTAGAATGATATGTACTATAAGCATCTGGAGTAACACCTTAGATGCATGGATATCGAAGTCAGATGGTGCCGATGACAGCCAGATTGAAGGAGCAAAAGGCGGGTGCTCGGACTCATTTAAGCGGGCAGCTGTACACTGGGGTTGTGCGAGGTATTTGTATCACCCGGGAGCGTTCGATGAGAACAGACAGCCTGCTCATTGGGCAACACCAGAGGGGTATGATGAGATAATGGATAAGAGAAGTTTAAGTGCCGTAGTCACGCCTGTTTCCCCATCAACCAAATAGAGGAATCTAAAATGCATTGGTATGATACAAACGGAAACCCTCAGTACGAGATAAAGAAGAAGGACGGTGGCATGCGATCTACCACACTGCGTGATGCTCGTAAGTATGGGTGGGTGCCGTCTGTCACAACTGTTATGGACATAGTAGGCAAGCCCGGACTTGAAGTGTGGAAGGTTAACAAAGCTATCGAGTCAGCGCTAACAGTAACTAGGTTGGTAACAGAGACAGATGAAGAGTTATCTAAGAGGATACTTATTCATTCCAAACAAGAATCAGATCGAGCTGCTAAACGCGGAGTTCATATACATGGAGAACTTGAGAGATACTTTCATAGCATTATCGGATCAACACATGTAGGATACGACAAGGATCACTGCCCCCACCCTGATAGTCAATCGGATATAGGTAAAATATGTGAATCTACTAAGTTTGTATTAGATGCTAACTGTGGAGAACAGGAGTGGGTACCTGAGAAATCATTCTGTCACAAAGAACTAGGTTACGGTGGTAAGGTAGACCTTTGCTCTAATGCATGGGTGATAGATTTTAAGACTAAAGATTCAATCGAAGACAAAAAACAATTGGCGTTTGACTCGATGGCATATCAGTTGGTTGGATATGAGAGAGGTCTTCCCGGTGGTATAGGGAGAACACAAGAGCAGGCTGGTTCAGGATTTTACGGAGCAAACAGGAGAATTGCTAATGTGTTTATTAGCGCAGACAATCCTGGGCATGTTATATTTCACGAGTGGCCACAGGATAAACACGAGTTGTACTGGAATGTTTTCTCATCAGCGTTACAGCTGTGGAAACATATGAAAAACTACAGACCTGAGGAATTTAACAATGAAAGGAGTTAACAAAGCTATTATAGTTGGAAACGTATGGAAAGATCCTACAATTAGGGATACGAAAAATGGCGGTAAGGTAGGTATTGTAAACATGGTAACAGAGTCTGGGACTGGTGAGTACGCCAAGCCAGATTGGCATACCGTAGTATTCTATGGTAAGCAAGCGGATATCGTGGCTCAGTATGTTGTCAAGGGTACTAATCTGTATGTTGAAGGCAGAATTAATTACCGAAAGTACACAGACAAGTCAGGTATAGACAAGTATGTTACCGAGATAGTAGGTGGGATGCTAACGATGATAGGTCACCCAGATGCTGGCAAAGAGGTTAGGCCTGAGCCTACCCCAACTAGGGCAGTACCACCAGCAGTCATGGAACAAATGAAAGAAGTAAAGAGAGAGGCACACGACGACATCCCATTTTAAGGAGATATTTATATGGCAGACTTTAAAACGCAACTTGGTGAAGAAATATTTAAAACCAAGTATGCATCAACCCCATTTGAAACATGGCGAGATCGCGCATTCACTATAGTCAACGATGTCTGTGGATCTCGGGATGGGAAAGATGATTCTATCATGCACAAATCTGACATGGATTATCTTACTCATGTTATATGTGACTTCAAGTTTATGCCGGGAGGGCGCTACATATATTACGCCGGAAGGGATGCAAGCTTTTGGAATAACTGTTATCTACTTAGATTGGAGGAGGACAGCAGGGAAGAATGGGCATACCTAACACAGAGAGCAATGTTATGTTTGATGACTGGCGGTGGAATTGGAATAGATGTAAGCGTTGCCCGTCCAAGTGGTCGTCGCTTAAGAAGAACGGGCGGTGTTGCGTCGGGCCCGATTCCATTACTGTACACTATAAACGAAGTGGGAAGGAACGTAATGCAGGGCGGGTCAAGACGATCAGCTTTGTATGGAAGCCTAAATTGGCAACATGAAGACGCATCTGACCTTCTTAGTGTGAAGAACTGGCATGATATGTTATTGGGTAGTCAAAAAGAATACTCAATGGCTGATCTCAAGAAGCTAAACTTTAACTTTGCAGCACCTCTTGATATGATGAACATATCCCTGAACTATGATGATGCTTTCTTGAAAGAGTTAGAGAAGTCTAAGCCGCCTGAGATATTCGTTGCCAATACTAGACAAGCTATGATGACTGGTGAACCTGGGTTCAGCTTTAACTTTGGTGCACAGCAGAACGAGACACTTCGTAATGCCTGCACAGAAATTACGAGCGAGGATGACTCAGACGTATGTAACCTAGGCTCTGTTAACATGGCTAACATAGAAACAATTGAAGAGTTCAAAGATGTAGTAAGGATCGCTTCAAAATTCTTGGTATGCGGAACCATAAGGGCTGAGTTGCCTTATGAAAAGGTACTAGAGGTGCGACAAAGAAATCGTAGACTCGGTCTTGGTTTAATGGGAATGCATGAATGGTTACTTAAACGTGGTTACACTTACGAAGTTAACGAGGAGCTAAAGAAATGGTTAAAGGTATACAGAGATGAGTCTGAACGTTCTGCCAACAAGCACTGTGACAGATTTTATCTGTCTCGCCCTAAGGGCTATAGAGCAATTGCTCCCACAGGTACAATCTCGATACTTGCTGGAACAACCAGTGGAGTGGAGCCCGTCTACGCAACAGCTTACCGGAGACGCTATCTTACGGATGGAACCAAATGGAAGTATCAGTTTGTCGTTGACGGCACAGCCGAAGCAATCATCAAGTCTACAGGAATCGCCCCAGACAAAATCGAATCTGCAGTAGACTTAGCTGCCGATCCAGAGAGACGTATTAAGTTTCAGTTTGATCTACAGAAGTATGTAGATCATGCTATAAGCAGCACTCTTAATCTCCCTCAATGGGGAACGGATTCAAATCATGAGGATAAAGTTGGGGATTTTGCTAAGATAATAGCTAAGTATGCGCATGGGTTACGAGGACTAACTCTCTATCCTAACGGCAGCAGAGGTGGTCAGCCTATTACACCATGTGACTATGAAGAGGCACACTCTAAACGAGGTGTTATATTTGAGGACAACAGTGATGAACAATGTTTAACAGGAGTCTGCAGCGTATGAATACTACGACAAAAAATCAGACAGCGATGTTCTGTGTTTTGGAAGAACCAGACGATACGAAAGCTGGTAACCCACTACACTTAGTTGAAATAACCTTAAGTAATTTTAATGGTGAAACTCTACATAGTAGAATGAATGTTTCCTGTGCGCTTCAATTATCACAGGAAATATTAAACACTGTGCAAGGTATTGTAAAGAGATATCCCATTAGCGCAGATGAAACAAAGGGTCTAAGTATATGAGCACACTATACTGTAGGTTCAGGCATGGTAAAATGCTTAAAACTAGAGGTAAATTCTCTAAACGGGACGGTGGTGAGCGTCAATACTACCACTGTAGAAACGGTAGTTGCGGTTACACAACACTAGGACAAAGAGATAGTTATGCCAGAACAACATATTGGGGTAGGGTATGAAAAACATGCTTATAATTCCAGATCCGCACGCATCTCCAGAGTACGACAACGAGAGATTCTCAGCACTTGGTCAGTATATCCTTTCTCACAAGCCACAATATATAGTATGCTTGGGGGACATGGCAGATATGGGGAGCCTTTCTGCATACGACAAGGGTACAAAAGGCTTCGAGGGTAGGAGATACAAGAAGGATATAGCATCGGTGATAGACGCACAGACTAAACTGTTTGCCCCCATGAAGAAACACAATGCGTCAATGAGAAAACACAAAAAGAAATCCTATAAACCTAGGTTGCATATGTGCATAGGCAATCATGAAGATAGGATTGATCGAGCAACAAACGGGTCTCCCGAACTACACGGTACAATAGGACTGCCTGAT